CAGCGAATTATATGATGGTAAAAAAGGTATCAAGGTTATTCCTTGTTACTATAAAAAAGATTATCCAGAATGGTCGGACAGAGGGGATGGTCCAGGTGCTCCTGTGGCTGTGCATATGCCGAACAGTCCGGTAATCGCAACAGGTAAGAGGGATGGCTCAAAGATTAGATTGCCAAATGGTAATTATCTTGAGGAAACAGCCTCATACTATGTAATGATTGAGACAAAGAGTGGTGGTTATACACCTGCTTTGATCACAATGAAATCAACTCAATTAAACGTTAGCAAAAAATGGAATTCTATGATG